CTGACCGAGTCCACCAACGCTGTCGAAAAGACCTTCGGTGACGCAGCCGAAGCCATCCTCGACATCGGTAGGAACTCTGCCGAGAGTTTTGGGTTGTCGAAGGCCGAGTTCAACTCCTTTGCCGTCTCCATGGCCGGGTTCGCCAAGAACATCGCCGGAGAGGGCGGGAGCATTGTCGAGGTCACCGAGAAACTCATCCAGAGGGCTGCCGACTTCGCCTCGGTCCACAACATCGAGGTAGCCGACGCCCTCGGTATCTTCCAGTCCACCCTGGCCGGTCAGACCGAGCCGATACGCCGATACGGTAAGGACATCTCCGATGCAGCCATCAAGCTGTTCGCCTTGGAGACGGGGATCATCGACACCAAGCGGGAGATGACCGAAGGCGAGAAGCAGACCGCCCGTTACGGGCTGTTGCTCCGTGAGACCGAAGACTGGGCTGGTGACTTCGCTGACACCGCTGGCGAGCTTGCCAACCAACAGCGGATAGCCAACGCCGAGTTGGAGGACGCCAAAGCCAAGCTGGGTGAGAAGCTGGCCCCCGTCGTGTTGGAGGTCACACAGCTTTTCAGAGACTTCATCAATGTTCTGGGCGAACTCCTCGATCTGCTTCCAGGAGTGGACGTGGGGATCATGGACATCGTCGAGGCCATCGTCCCCTTCGGCCAACAGATTGGTTGGGCCAAGGACCGGCTTGGGGATTGGAGCGACTCGATTGATGAGAACAACGAGAAGGAAGCCAAAGCCGAAACTCTCACCAAGCAGTGGACCCGTGCCCATGAGGCGATGCGGGGGGAACTGGTCGAAGGTCGTCCCCCACTCCAAAGACACACTGAGGCTGTCGAAGACGCCACTGACGCCACCGAAGAACTCGCTGAGGAGACCCAGACCGCTGCCGATGCCATTCGGGATGTCCAGTCTGCTGCCCGTGAGGCTGTCGACCCGGTGTTCGCCTACATGCAGGGCACCCAGGAGCTAGCCGATGCTCAGGCTGCCTACAACGCTGCTGTGGACGAGTTCGGGGTGAACAGCCCTGAGGCCATCCAGGCAGCCGAGGACATTGCCAGGGCCAACGGGAAAATCCAGGAGGCGGTGACCGACATCGGTGAAGTGGGGGTGCCTGCTGCTATGGCAGCCCTCAAGTCGCTGGGTGTCCCCCAGGCGGTCATTGACAAGTTCGCTGCCGACAAGAAGCGCATCGAAGAAATCTTCCGCAACATGGTCCTCAGGATCGGTGTGTCGGCTCCGACCCTGTATCCGACCTCACCGTCCTCGGGAGGCGTTGGGTGGAAGTCAGAATCCAGGAACTACTACGCCCACGGTGGTATCGCCAAGGCCCGTCCTGGTGGTGTCGATGTGGCTGCTGAGGCCGGGTCTGACGAGGCGATGATCCCCATGAACTCGGAGGGGATCGGGATTCTGGCTGCCGCCATGAAGGAGGCCATCGGCGGGGGAGGCCAGGCGATCAACCTAATCGTCCCGGCGTCACGGTCCACCGCCATCGACGGGTGGGACATCATCGAGATGCTCCAGAAGATCGAACAGTCGTCAGGGCCGCTTCCGATCAGGGTGAGGCAAGGCTGATGCAGGCTATCTACCCCGGTCATGTGCTCGGAGGCTCCCCCCTCTATGTGGGGTTGACCCTCGGGGACATCCTCTACTTCGACGCCGATGACACCTTCGACTATCCCGACTACCCAGGGTTGAGGGCTGTTCGTGTGAAGGTTCAAGCTGGTGGGGCTGCCGGTGGGGGAGCGGCCACCACGGGGGCTTCTCAGTCGTCTGGAGGTAACGGTGGGGCTGGCGGAGGCTATTCAGAGAAGCTGATACTGGTTACAGCCCTGTCCCCCTCTGAGACGGTCACAGTGGGGGCTGGTGGGTCAGGAGTGGCCGGGGGGACGGGAGGCGCTGGAGGGGCATCTTCTTTCGGCTCACACCTGTCAGCGTCGGGTGGTCTCGGCGGGGGAGTGGCAGGAGCGTCAGGCACCCTAACAGCGGGTGCCCCCTCGAACTCGGGTGGGGGAGTGGGAAGTGGTGGTGACCTGAACCTGGTTGGGTCTCCCGGTGGGGCGGTGCTGAGATACATAGCGACTAGGGTGCTCGGCGGGAGAGGGGCACACAGTCAACTGGGTGTGGGTGGAGTGGAAGGCTCGTCTACTTCCAGCACCAACGGCAACCCAGGCCGGGGATACGGGAGCGGCGGGTCAGGTGGCACCAACTCTCAGAACCAGGCGGGCACCGCTACTGGCGGGGGTGGAACGCCCGGCCTGATCATCGTGGAGCTTCTCTATTGATCCCGCTACCCGACCTCGCACAGTCGCTCCTGTGGGCTGGAGGCCAGATCGACGTTCGTGTCGAAGTGGACACCGGCACCACCGGCTCGGGAGACGAGTTCGCCCTGTGGGGTGAAGACCTTTGGGCTGAGTTCTTGTGGGGGTCGTCCGCACCAGGTTGGTTGGACCTGTCCATCTTCGTCCTCACCCTCGACTTCGACGGTGGGGCGGAACGGTGGGGGCAGAGGTTCAAGACTGGTAGCGCCACGATCATCCTCGACAACACGACAGGCATCTTCACCCAGGACGCTGACGTGGTTAAGCCGTTCCACCTTCCCTTCCGTCCTGGCCGCAAGATCAGGGTGGTGGCGATCCCCGACCCTTCCGCCGACCCTGAAAGCGTTGGCTACCGGGTGCCGCTGTTCACCGGGGTCATCGACTCGACATCCGACGATTACGCATATGGGGCTTGGGACAACACGACCAGGGTGTTGTGTTTCGACAATGGGGCCGTCTGGTCTGGGTTCAACCCTCCCATGCTGTCCACGCCCACCGGGGTAGAACTGTCTTCAGATCGGATTACCTCGGCTCTTGACCGTCTCAACTGGCCGGTGGATGATCGGGACATCCAGACAGGGGAGCATTCCCTCCAAAGCTCTGACCTGGCTCAGTCCACATGGGAGGAATGCCAGACCGCAGCCGACGCCGAAGGGGGAGCCTTCTTCGCAGGCAAGGACGGCAAGGCGGTGTTCAAGTCTCGTGACTGGCTGTCGGTGGAAGACCCGGACGACTCGGGGGTCGTCGTGCTGTCGTTTGCCTCACCGGCTGGTTCACCCTACGACCTGGCGTGGGATGGGTCGAGTCTGTGGCACACCGACGACGTGACCAACACGGTCTATGAGTTGGACCCGTCAGACGGTTCGGTCATCTCCTCATTTGCGGCACCTGGCTCAAACTCGGCTGGGCTGGCCTGGGACGGGACGAATCTGTGGCTGTCCGACTACACGACCCAACTCATCTACAAGCTGTCCACGTCCGGCTCGGTCCTCGACTCGTTCGCCGCACCCGGTTCTTCGGCCAGCGGTCTGGCATGGGACGGGTCGTCACTCTGGCTGGCCGACTTCGGTGGGGAGGTCTATGAGATCGACCCGGACACCGGGTCAACCCTGTCCTCGTTCACCGGGCCGGGCACCCAGCAGACCGGTCTCACCTTCGACGGCACCAGTCTCTACCTGACGGACATGGTCCTCGACACCATCTACAAGTTCACGACCGAAGGCGTCCTCCTCGACTCTTTCCCTTCCCAGGGCGATCAGCCCCGTGGCCTCGGTTGGGATGGCCACTACCTCTGGCACTCGGACAAGCTGGCCGACCTCATTTACCGGCTGGCCCCTCCACGTAGAGGCCCCACCGAGATACAGGGTTACCTCGGATACGACGAGGTCCCAGACGGGGTGCAGGGTGCCCATGTCATAGACGTTGACACATCATGGGAGTTGGCGAGGATCAGAAATCAGGTGCGGTTCGCCCGTGTCGGTTCGACCATGCAGGAGGCCGAAGACGCAACCTCCCAGACCCTCTACGGGGTGCGCTCATACGAGAGGACCGACTTCAAGAACAATGCTGACGCCGACCTCGTCTTCCTCGCCGCACGTCATGTGAAGGTCCACAAGGACAACCGTATGCGTGTCGATGCGGTCACTATCGCCGGAGTGGTAGACGGTGACAATGAGGACCTGAACCGGCTGCTGTGGGCCACCGAATACGGGGACCTGCTGTCGGTGAGAGTGATGACCGGACAGGGGTGGAGTTTCGAGCGTCTCGTCCAAGTGTTCGGCATCCACCATCACATCACCGGAGACGACTGGGAGGTCACCTTCCGTCTCGACGACGCTCAGATCAACTTCCTGGCGGGTCGTGACGTTCTTATGGCCCAGTCTGCTCCCGTCGCCTGGTGGAAGTTCTCCGAGTCGGGAGGGACCTCGACAGCGGACCAGGTGGGCACCCACACTCTCACCTGGAACGGCACCCCCACCCTCGCATCGTCTGGTGGGCCTATCGCCGGGGGAGACGGGATAGCCACCCTCGACGGCACCGACGACTACGCCACGGTTGCCAATGAGGCAGACCTGGAGCTTCACCAGAACATGACGTTCGAGGCTCGGGTCCGGCCCCATGACGCCACGGGAGCGTTGCAGGCGATCCTGTCGGTGAGAGGCACCGGGGACGACCGCAACCTTTACTCCCTCTACTGGTATCCCGACAACTCGGTCTTCCGGTTCTACCCCCTCGGATCAGCGGGGGTATCGACCGACATCGCAGCGGGCGCTGCCAACGTCTGGCATCACCTTGTCGTCACCGTCGAGTGGACCGCCACCGAGCGTCGGATCACCCGCTATGTGGATGGGGTCCAGGGCTTCACGTCGATCACCAGCTACCTGCCGTCTGTGATAGCCCGTGAGGCTAACGTCGGTCGGGAGGGGACAGACGGGGGAGAGTTCTTCAACGGGGACATCTCCGAGCTTGCCGTTTGGGATCGGTTGTTGGCCCCGTCTGAGATCACCAACCTTTACAACGCTAGCTATGAGTAGGAGGCCCTAAATGCCTGAGATCATTGATGTAGTCGACAGCGAAGACCTGGCTGTTGCCGAGTGGGCCAACGCCATCAGGGACCGCACCGTCCAACGCTACAACGACCTGTCCACCCGCACCACCGAGCACGCCACACCGGCTGCTGGGGACCTCAGCTTCCTCGAAGACTCGGGGGCTTTGGAGGTCTACTTCGGAGGCTCATGGAGAGGTCTGCTGCCCACCGGGGCTGTCATCGCCCATGCGGGGACCACAGCGCCGTCTGGGTGGCTACTCGCCAACGGTGCCGAGGTATCCAGGACAACCTATGCCGCCCTGTTCGCTGTCATCGGGACAGTGTTCGGGGTTGGTGACGGCTCGACCACGTTCAACCTGCCCAACCTGAAACAGAGGTTCCCGCTGGGGAAGGCCGACTCGGGCACCGGAGCGGCGGTGGGAGCTACTGGTGGTGCGATCGATCATGTTCATTCGGGGCCTTCGCACACCCACACCGGGCCGTCGCACACCCACACGATGGGCACCCACACCCATTCCAACCCGAGCACAGCAGCGAATGGCTCCCACGCCCACTTCATCGACGGGGGTGCCACCGCATCGGGGGGAAGCCACACCCACTCGTTCTCCGACTCGTTCACTACTGGTGGCGGGTCAGGCACGACCTCCAAGGAGGGGGGAGCGTTCCTGGCTTCCGTTCCGGCTCACACCCACACGGGTTCAGTGTCAGGGACGACCGGCTCGGGAGGTTCGCACACCCACGGGCCGGGAACCCTGGACACCGACTCGGCAGGGAGCCACACCCACACTCAGGGGGTTACCGGGGCCACCGATCCTGGAGACACCAACGCTGCGGGCACTGGGGCTACTGGTGCGGGGGGAACCGGGAGCACAGGCACCCAGAACCCACCGTTCCTGACCCTGCTGTTCATAGTCAAGATATGAGGAGAACACCATGACTACACCAGCCGAACTGACCGTCAACGAGGCAGCCGACTACCTGAAGATCACACCCGAGGAGTTGGTCTTCTCCCGTGCTCGGGGTCTGCCACCAGGGAAGGTGGGCTACACCAGGGGAGGGCAGTTGTTCTTCCGCAAGGTGGACCTGATCCCACCGAAGCCCACCAAGAAGCCTAAGCCTCAAGTAGAGGTTGAGACCAACCCTCAACCAGTGGTTGAAGGTTAGGATGGAGAGCGCAATGACCAACATCGCACACCAAGACGACTTCAAGGTCGAAGCCTACGGCACGTTCACACCACCACCCGTCTCGTGCGGGGGTGCTGAGTGCTACTGGGTGGAGACCGACACCGGGTGGGAGACCATCCATTCAACAGACTGTGAGGAAAACTGATGTCCCTCGGATACGCCGTAGCCCTACGCAACGCACAACTCGACGAGATCACCGCCAGGGCTGGAGCCTCGGCCCTGCTCAAGATTTTCTCGGGGACACGGCCCGCCACAGGGGGAGCAGAGACCACCCAGCTATCCGAGCAGGTGTGCAACGCCACCTTTGCTCCAGCAGCTTCCGGTGGGGTGCTCACCCTCAACGCCATTGCCGACGATGCGGCTGCTGACGCCACCGGGACTGCATCCTGGTTCAGGATCGAGTCAGCCGCTGCCGCCCATGCGATGGACGGTGATGTTGCCGTGTCAGGTGCAGACCTGAACTTCGACTCGATCAACTTCGTGGCTGGCGGTGTGGTTGCGGTCACATCGTTTGTCATCAACTGCGGCAACGCTTGATGTGTCGCTCTGCACTGGTCGGGGGTCGCTAAGAGGGCAGCACTGCTGTTTCGTCAACGGGCTGGTCTGCCAATACCTGGAGTTGGGGACCGTCCCTGGACGCACGTTCGTCTGCGGGTTGAGACGCCAACTCGGCTCGTGGGAGGCCGTCCACGCTGACCCCGGCTACATCGAGAACGTGCAACGGTTTTGGGATGTCCACCCCAATATCACATCGTGTGGCGACTGGCAGCCGGAACCTGGCATGTGTTGTAGGGAGACCTGATGGCAACCCTGAACACCCTCGCCCTCGGCACTTTCACCAACGGTAATGACACGGCGATCACCGGGGCTGAGCCGGTCCTCCAAGAGATCGCCTCCGCCGACGACGCCAAGAACGTCCACGACACTGCCAATACAACCCACACCGGGATAGCCAAGTTCACCCTTGAGAATGTGAACTCGGACCTGGGCAACATGGACACCCTGTTCATTCGGCTCCGCTACGCCAACTCGAACACTCCAGTCAACAACACGTGGGATTCGCTAAGAGCACATGTCTTCAAGTCTGATGGGGTCACCGGGCTAGCAGGCGGGACTTCGCTTTCGGTGGACCGGGTGGTAGCCACCGATATCACCGCCACCATCCCGACCAACTCAGCAGTTGTCAACTTCATCGCAGTAGACACCGCGGCGACGAAGGACGACTGGGATGGGGCGATCGTCGAAGTCAAGTTTTACATCACCAAGAGCATGGCCGGTGACGCCATCGAAGAACGGGTGTTCGCCGCTGAGATCACCGGCACCTACACGCCCGCATCCAACACTTTCACCGGCTCGGCCAACGTCACCCAAGACGACAACACGTCCGATGCTGCTGGGACGCACACTCCACCCACGTTCACCGGGTCAGCCTCCGAAACCCAGGATGACAACACCGCTGACGCTTCGGGGACGTTCACCCCTCCGACGTTCACCGCCACAGCAGCACCCACACAGGAGGACAACACTTCGGCAGCCACAGGGACGTTCGTTGTTGGCCCGGTGTCGGGGTCAGCCAACGCCACCCAAGACGACAACACGTCCGAGGCTGCTGGCACTCACACACCACCAACGTTCACCGGCAGCGCAGCACCAACCCAAGACGACCAGACCTCGACCGCCACAGGCACCTTCACCGACCCTGTCTACACCGGGGAAGCCTCACCAACCCAAGACGACAACACGTCTACAGCCACCGGCACGTTTGTCCCTGGCACTCTCACCGGGTCGGCTGATGCCACTCAGGATGACAACACGGCTACTGCGGTCGGGACTCACACACCACCAACATTCACCGGTTCAGTGTCGGTCACCCAGGACGATCAGACTTCGAGCACGACAGCCACGTTCACCGACCCTGTCTACACCGGGTCGGGGGCTTCGAGCCAGGAGGACAACACATCCACAGCCACCGGCACGTTCACTGCTTCTGAACGGACGGGTTCTGGAGCGCCAACCCAAGACGACAACACTGCTGTTGGCGCTGGCACGTTTGTCCCGCCTGGCTTCACCGGTTCTTTGGCAGCCGTCCAGGATGACAACCTTGTCGTCGCAGCAGGCACGTTCAGCCTCCCCACCTTCACCGGGTCAGGCTCTCCCGTCCAAGAGGACAACACGTCGGTTGCTACTGGCACTCACACGACAGACACGATCGCCGGGTCAGCAGCTATCACCCAGGACGATCAGGTGCTGGTTGGTGTGGGCACGTTCGCCTGGAACCTCCAGGTTGCCGAGTTCGACGTGCCCTACACGAGACAGTTCATAGGCCGGTTCCCCAAGTATCCGCTGGTCGACCCGGACAACCGATGAACGGTGCCCTGGCTTCATGGTGTCGTGAACCCACCCCGGTGGGGGAGGAGACCTGGACCCCGTGGGGGGAAGGCTGGTATGCGTGGTCGTCACCCTCACCCGAGGTCGAGTTCTGCGAGTTCGTCGGTGCTCTCGTCCGTCTCCTCCGTCCTCGTCTGGTTGTCGAGACAGGGGTGGGAGCCGGGTATGTGACCAGACGGATCATCGCTGGCCTCGGGTCGGGGTCTTGGATCGGGTTCGAGTCCGACGACGGATACCGTGCCGAAGGTCGTCGCCTCCCCTGGCCTGAGGACCTCACCCTCTCATCCGAGGTATCCCCAGCCTCGGCGGATATGGCTGCTGCCGACCTGGTGGTGTTGGATTCCGCACCCGAATACCGGCTCACCGAGTTCGACCTGTGGCGTGAGCATGGGAAGCCATCCTCGGTCCTGGTGTGCCATGACGTGTCGTCTCGGCATCAACCGTCACCACGCAACTCGAAGGTCCACATCCCCTTCTACAACCACATCAGCACGTCAGGGTTGACCGGGGTGTTCCTGACCAACCCTCGTGGCGCATGGATGGGACAGCACCCGTGAACGTGGTCATACCTGTAGGGCCGAACCGGGCAGACACTCTCCGCTGGGTGTTGAGGACCATCCACCAGCATCTGGCTGTGGACCGGGTGGTGATCGTCGGGGACATCCCCGGCTGGGTGCGAGGAGTAGAAACCCTCAGCGTCTCCCAACACCGGGATCGGGCCACCAACCACCGTGCCAACATCGAGGCGGTCCTCGACCACGATCTCGAAGACTTCGTCTGGTGGGACGACGACCATTTCATCCTCGAAGACCGGGACACCATCCCCCTCTACAACGCCGGGTTCGTGTCCACCTACCTGGCAGCCAAGAAGTCTCAGATGAGGGCGCTGGCAGCACCAGGGGAGTATCAGCGGGCTTTCCAAATGTGCTTCGGCCTGTGCTCAGAGTGGGGTTATGACGATGTCCTGATGCCTCCACACGTCCCTATGCCCGTAGAGAAGGCGTCCCTGGCCTCCCTGGTCTCCGACACCGACAGATCGGGCCTCGACCGTAAGGAGATGATGTGGGCGGTGTGGAAGGCCGCATACCTGACCCGTGTGGTCTCCCCTGAGAACTCGACCCACCTTGCCGACCCGAGGCACCGTCACCTTGACAATCCTGACAGCCCGACAGACGGGTTCTGGGCGACAACAGCCAACCTGTGGACGACCAACACCTGGATCAAAGACCGATACTGGCGTCCATCACCCTACGAGGCCACCTGATGGAAAACTTCCTCTACACTGCTGCTGCGATCGTCGCGTTGGCCGCAGCCCTGAAAGCAACGTTCTACCTGATCGCCAAACTCCGTCAGACCGGCAAGCTGATGGAGGCGTTGTTCGAGTTGACAAGGGAGGACGACTGGCCCAACGGTGCCGAATCCCTCCAAGCCTCCCATCAGGAACTCTACGACAAGGTGTCCAGCATCGAGACTTCCATCAAGGAACTACAGACGGCTGTGGAGCAGGTGCTGACCGGTCGGTAGACATTCATGCGAACGTTCAAGCTTCCTCCCATCCTTCACCCAGCGAACCGCGAGCGTAGCGAGCACGGGAAGAGGGGAGAAACCGGTAGCTGCCCTTGGCAGCGGTAGGTGTCGACCTCTTAACATGAAGGTCAGGTGCATATCCTTAGGGGGTTCTCGCTGCGAAATGCCTGGTGACAGACTTTGTACGAATAACGGTCTTATGTGGGCTACCGCCTGCCCTGGTTAGTGGCTTCTCCTATTGTCCTGAGCCTGCCCGATGCCAGGGGCTTCGTTCGCCCGAACGTTTATGGCGGCGCGCTAAGACGTTGGGAGAGAGGGGAAAGAGTGCTATTCTTTCGATCGACGATCACCATCATCAGAGAGTAACACCCCTTCGGGGGTGTTCTCTCGTCTCAACCCTTTTTCTTTCAGACGAACGTTTGAGGACCCTTGGGTGGTATGCTCGGCCCATATTCGCCCGAGGTCATTCTTGGCCATCCTTCTAAATATGGGCGGATCGGCACTCCTCTTCCTGTCACCGCATTTGGGGGAGTGCTACCCAAGTGGGTGCCACTATGGTGCCACTCTTTGAGCGTTATTCAAGAAGTAGCTGAGAGCGGCTTGCCCCTCAAATCATGTGATAAGATCCCCATCCATGACAGAGCTACTCGACCCGAGACAAGTGGCAGACCTCCTGGGGGTCACCGTGCAGCGTCTCGCTAACTGGCGCTACCGAGGGCGAGGACCGAACTACATCAAGCTCGGCTACCGGTCCATCCGCTACCAGCGAGCCGATGTGGAGCAGTGGCTGGCCGAGCACACCATCCGCGCAGAGGACCACCCGAAGGTGCTATCGTGAGATCACCACAACCTGACATAACGTGGATTAGGCACCAACATCAGGCACTTAACCCACGGGATTGGCTTCTATGCGCTCTGAGCTTCACAGCGTTCTCGCGGACATCGTCTCCGCTCGAATCCACCTGGACGCCGTCAAAGACCGGGCCATCATCGAAATGCGTCAAGGCCACCGTCCCACCTACCGTGGCCACGAGTGGGGGAGAGACCAGTTCGACGCGCTCGAACAGGTCGGCTATGCGGTCGAAGCAGCATTCTCCCTGCTCAAAGCCCTCCAGTTCCCTGAGACTCAAAGCTCACGGCTCGAAGACGCCCGCATCATGCTTGACTCCCTCGACACGCCAGCCCAGCTTTCCTCATAGCCCAGGCAGGGTAAAACCCGCCACCCTGTCATTCGAACATTGCAACGTTCGCTCGAACGTTCCATTCACTCCTTATTCGAACGTTTACCGGGGGGAGGCCCAACATGGCTAGGAGACACGGATTCGCACGGATAGGACGCCGACGCCCTGAATGGGACATCTGGCAGGCGATGGTCCAACGCTGCACCAACCCCAACCACAAGGAGTACCCCCGGTATGGAGGCCGCGGCATCACCGTATGCGACCGCTGGACCGAACCTGACGGAGACGGTTTCCTCAACTTCCTCTACGACATGGGGTCCAGGCCCGCCAACCCTGAAGGCTGGAGTCACCGCCTCGCGTACTGGACGCTCGACCGGATCGACAACGACGGCCACTACGAGCCAGGCAACGTCCGCTGGGCTACCTGGTCCCAGCAGGCGTTCAACCGGCGTCCAAAGACGGTGACAGCATGACCTACCGCATCGACAACGATGGACCTCATCCTCTTATCGCAGCCGCTATCAGGATCGCCGCGGATGGGCCATTCTCGCCACCCAAAGCCTCCAAACGTGCCCTCATAGACCGTGCCCTGATAGACGACCTCAGACACCAACTCGACCGGGCGGGCTACGCCGACCACTGGCGGGACCTGGCCTACGACCTCCGAATCCAAGAAAGAACCACCCCGTGAACCCTGACCCCTATTCGAACCTCATCCCCTGGATCATGGTCAGCATCATCTGGCTCATCGTCATTGTGAGGCTCGCCACATGAAAGTCGATGTCGTCTTCAAGGACGGTCGGGACTTCGGCTCAGAGGTCGACGGCTACGCCATAGGAGATCCTCCAGGGTTCATCCAAGTCGTCTACTCCGACGTTGTGAAGTTCTACCCGGTAGACCTGATCGACCATGTGACCGTTCCCAACCTGCACGCCAAACTCACAGAGGAGACACCATGATCAAGACACAACGAACCAGATTGACCGTCATAGCAGTAGTGTTCGGCGTGTTGGTGATGCTGCTGGCTGCCGCTCCCGATGTAGCGCCCAGCACACCTCAGACACCCTCCAATCCAGAAGCCTGTGATACGGCCCTCACCAACCATGAACTCACCGTCGACCGGATAGACATAGCCAAAGCTCAGGGGGACACCACTGAAGCCAGACGCCTGGAGGCCATCAGGAAAGCTGCATACGCTCACATCCAGGCCAACTGTTGACCCGCCTCATATCCCCCCTATCCCCCCCCATGAGACGTGAATATGACAAGAGGCTCTACAGACGCAACCGCAAGCTCCTCCTCTCCACACGCCCCAGATGCGTCCTATGCCCCGCACCTGCCAAGACAGCAGACCACATCATCCCGGTCAGCAAAGGCGGGACATCGGCCCTATCCAACCTCAGACCAGTCTGTGTTCCCTGCAACTCATCACGAGGAAACAGGACCAGAACACGAGAGTCACACCCATACTGAACCGGATGCCGTTTTTTTGATATGAGCCACCCCGACCACCCTGCCCCCCGTTTTCGTTTAGGTATATGAGCACTCGATCCCTCCCTACTAAGAGCACACGGTCTCGTGCCCGCACTCGGTTCGAGACGAAGCCGACCAAGGGGTCGAAGACCTGGACCCAGGACCTGATCCGCATGGCCGACGAGTTGGGGACGCCTCTGATGCCGTGGCAGAAGAAGGGTGCCCGTCTGCTCGGTGAGCTTCGGGATGAGTGGTGCATCTGCCATGACCCGCCTCGTCTGCTGCCCCGATACAAGACGGTGGTGGTCTCGGTGTGCCGCCAGCAGGGGAAGACGGTCCTGGCGCGGGTGGCGATCAGCACCAAGGCTGAGTCGGAGTGGGACCTGAAGATGTATGGGACGGCTCAGTCCCGCCAGTATGCGGCCCGCCATGTGGTCTCTCTGGGAGATTTCCTCCAGCAGACGGACCCTCTGTTGACGGTGAAGCGGGGTGTGGGAAACGAGGTTGTCGAATGGGAGAACGGCTCCACCTATCTGCCTATCTCCCCGACCGAAGGTGGCGGGCATGGTGACTCGATCGACTTTCTCCTGGTGGACGAGGGCTGGGCGGTGTCCGCTGTCACCTTGGGAGGCGTGGTTCCCGCCATGACCGCTCGACCCCACTCGCAACTGCTCGCCATCTCGACTATGGGCACCGTCGACTCGGAAGTGTGGAACGGGATCGTCACCCAGGGCCGTGAGGCTGTGGACGACTCAGGTTCGGACATCGCCTACATCGAATATTCGGCTCCGTCAGATGAGGCTGTCTTTGATGAGTCACAGTGGCACACCTGGATGCCCGCCTTGGGGATCACCGTCTCCTACGACGACATCCGCTCGGCCATGAAGCTCCTGGAGGCTGCCGAGGGCCGCAACGAAGTGGTGAGAGCCTTCGGGAACCGGACGGTGAAAACACTGGTGACCGTGTTCCCCGGCGACTACGTGGAGAAGGCATGGAGGGTAATCGACCCGCCCGACAGATTCGTGTTGGCAGTAGACATCAACGACGAGCCTGCCGGGGCTGCTGTCGCCACCGGGCATCTCGGGGAGGTTGACGGTGTGGTGGGTGGTGCGGTTCGGATCATCGAAGCCCGCTACGGGACGCCACGGTGGCTGCCCTCCTACGTCGAGGGGGTGCTCAGGAGTCGTGAGGTTGAGGCTGTCGTGGGTGACTTCGGCGGTCCTGCCCGTGAGGTCAAAGCGGAGCTAACAGCCATCTGTGAGGAGAACCTGGTGCCTCTCATCGACCGGGTGCCCCGAGACCTGGCAGCCGACACCCGACGCTTCTACGACGGCCTCAGAGAAGGCACCGTCTACCTGAACAAGTCCGAATTCCTGGCCGAAGCGTTGGCAGGAGCAAGACGGAAAGACTTCTCCGACACCGGGCTGTGGGTGGTATCCCGTGGCCGCATGTCGGTCGACGCCTCCCCACTGATCGCAGCGATCATGGCCCACGGGCTGGCGACGGAATTGTCGGTGTCACCCAAGGTCGAGTTCTTCGTCTATTGAGAGCCGAGACAACCCTCAACCTCAACTAGAGGGTTATACTGTGGGACGTGCAGATAGCAGGTCGCGAAATTCGTTGGTCTGAACCCTCCCTCCAACAGAGGTCGCTGGATCAGGTGACCGACATCAACGTGGCGTTCACTGAGATGCAGAACAGTCTGCTCGGGTTGACCGAGAACTCGGTGCCGTCCGTGTTCCGTGCCCGCCAGTTCCTCTCCGACACGGTGGCCTCCCTCCATATGGATGAACTCCAGGGGAAGATCATCGTTGAGGACCCGTCTCCGATCATCACCGACCCTGACCCGACGATCACCTACCACGAGTTCATGGCCCAGGTGATGCTCTCCCTTCTCGACAACGGCAACGCCTATCTGTGGATCAAGACCCGAGACCAGTTGGGCAACCCCAAGTCGGCCTACGTCTGTGACCCGCTGGAGGTCAACGTCAATTGGGACAGGCAACGGTTGTATCGCCGCTACTCGTGGCGGGACCAGACCATGACCCCTGACGAGGACTTCCTTCACATCGCCATCAACCGTGGACCGGGCAAGTTGAAGGGGATGGGACCGATCGAAGCTGCCCGCACCACCACCATCCAGACGGCCAAGGCCGAGGAGGAGATGGCCCGAACACTGGCCGAGGACAACTACACGCCGTCGCTGGTCATCAAGTCCCCGGAGGTCAAGACGGCAGTAGACGCAGAGCGAGTCCTCAATATTTGGATGGGTGCCCGAGACTCCAACGGTGGGGGTCGCAAACGCCCTTCGGTAGCCAACACTCTCACCGAGTTCGACCAACTCACCATCAACCCGGTTGACGCCCAATGGATCGAATCCCGAGACTTCACCGTCCAGCAGATCGGCAGGCTGTTCGGCATCCACGGGTTCTTCCTCCTGGTCGAGTCGGGGTCGTCTCTCACCTACTCCACCACCGAGTCGCTGTTCCGTCTCCTGTTGACCGCCACCCTCAGACCCACCTACCTGGAGAGGATCGAACAGGCCATGTCGAGGCTTCTCCCCAGGGGAAGGATCGCCCGTTTCAACACCGATGAGATTCTCCGTGCCGACATCCTGTCTCGCTACGGGGCGTACCAGATCGGCACCGGGAACCGTGGCTTCCTCGCCGTCAACGAAGTCCGTGAGGATGAGGGACTTCCTCCGATTCCTGGAGGGGATGAGCTAATCGTTCCCTCTACCACGGAGCCTGCCCCTGTTCCTGCCCCTTCTCTGAATGGAGCATCAGCATGACCGACAGATCTAGAGACGACCAAGGCCGGTTCCTCCCCGACGCCGTCTACCCCGACGAGGAGATGGCTCTGGAGGTCAGGGACTTCGAGCGCCGGGAGATCGTCGCCCGTTTGCTCCCTTACAACGAGCCGATCCTGGTCCGTGGAAGGCCAGAGTCGTTTGTGAGGGGTGCTGTGGCGGGCATCGACCCCACGTCGATCAAGCTGCTCTCCTTCCACGACCAGCGCCGTCCCATCGGCAAGAGCGTCGAGTTGGAGGAGCGAGACGACGGAGCCTACGTCCGATTCCGCATCTCGAAGACCACCGAAGGCGACGAGATGCTCGAACTCGCCAACGACGGGGTCCTCTCCATCTCCCCAGGCTTCATCCCAGGCGTCCAGAACCAACAGGGTGTTCATCAGAGGTTGAAGGCCCTACCCGAAGCGTCCTTGGTGACCTTCGCTGCATACAGCGGAGCCAAGGTCCTGTCCGTAAGAGAAAAGGAGGCCGCAATGGCCGACAACAAGCCCACAACCGAACCTGTCGAGGAGCCAGCCGTGCAGACGGTTGACCTCGGCCCCATTGAGACACGTCTGAAGGACCTCTCGACCCAGATCGAGACCCTCCAGTCGGTGGTCGATGCCCCAGCCCGCAACCTGCCAGCCGGTGGTCCCACACCGTTCGACTGGTTCATGGCGCAGATGGAGGAAAGACTCCAGCCTCGCTCCATGCAGTATCGGGAAGCCCTCGATGAGAAGTGGGAGAACTTCCAGACCCGAGCCAAGGAGGGGACACTCCAGACCCGTGCCCTAGCCGACATCACTGGTGGGCAGACCCAGGCCGGTGACAACGACCCAGCCGACGACCTGTCGGGTCTCGTGGTCGAGGAGTATCTCGCCTCTCAACTGGTGAGCATCCTTGACCGGAGACGGCCACTGTTCGCCAGCTTCGGCTCGTTCCCGTCACCCCGTTCTGGTTACGCCCGCATCCCGGTCGTCACCCAGCACGTCACGGTGGCTGCCCGCACCGCCCAGAAGACGGAGCCGACCAGCCAGAAGATGATCCTGAAGACCGAGCCGTTCGAGGCGAAATGGTTGGACGGAGCACTCGACGTGGCTATCGAGGTCACCCAGATGGCCGAGCTTCCCGTCATGGAGATGGTGTGGGAGGACCTGAGAGGCGCATACGCCGCAGCCACCGAGCACGATGTCACCAACGGTGCCGTGCCCTGGTTCGAGGCTGGTGCCCTCGGGTTCACCTACACGGGCACAGCCCTCGACACTGCCACCTACGCCGGGTTCATAGCCGACGTGGAGGAGCAGATCGACACCATCGAAGATGCGGCCGGGGAGCCTCCCAGCGTCCTGGCCGTCACCCGTGCCCAATGGCGGGTCCTGGTGGCGATGGTCGACGCCAACGACCGGAGACTGTTCTCCACGATCAACCCTCAGAACGCTGACGCCTCGGTGGGTCTCACCGCCCGGTCGTTCAGCCTTCCCGGTGGGATCGAAGTGTTCAAGGTGAAGGGTCTCACCCAGGCAGCCCTCTACGGGCCGTCTGCCCTCCGTGCCACCGACTACGGCCCGTCACGGGTCGAAGCGACCAACGTGGCCCTGATGGGTCGGGACATCGGCATCCTCGGACGGACCATGCTGGTCAACCGAATCCCTGCCGGTGTCGTTGTGTTCGGAACCGAACCGTCCTGATGGCTGACCCCGTAGACGCAACCCCCGAGATCGAGGCTCGGCTGGCACAGGCTGTGCTGGCTAAGGCTCTGCGTATCTATGCGCTGGCCGAGGCTCCCTTGGGGACGCACGGGGAGATGACCGAGTTCGGAATGATGGCGGTGAGGCCCGACTACCAGATTCAGGAGCTACTCGGAGGGTTGCTCCGTGTCAACTGGGATGTTGACCTCACCACCATGATCACGTCAGACGACGTGGTCCGTCATCTCGGCTACGACGACCTGCCAGCAGCCAAGGTCGTTGACATCGACAGGGCTATCGCTGCTGCCACCTCATGGGTGGCCGACTATGTGTTGGGAGCGGTGGCAATTGCATGAGCAACATCACCATCGTCGCTGGGGCACTCACCACAGAGTTCTCCGATGTGGCGTTCGCTGCCGCCCTACCCACCACGTTCACCGCACCGTCTGTGGTGGTAGCCCCAGGAGACCCGTTCCTCGCTCCATCCACGTTCGGTGGCGTCACCGAGACATGGGATGTGTTGGTGGTGGTGTCGTTCAAGGACAAGGCTGCCGGACTCATCCAGATGCGGGACCTGTCCCTACGTGTCAGAGAGGTCGTCTCCAAAGCTGGAGCCACCTGGCGTCAAGCGTCGGGTCCTCGGATCAGGGACGGGGAGGCCAACAAAGACTTCGTCATGTCAGTCAACCAGATCACATTTGATCACATACCACAGGAGGCATAATGCCTGACCCAATCTTCATCCCCGGTTACTTGGGAACAGTCGTTCTCAACAGCGAAGACCTATCCATCATCGGCCATGTGGTGAGCCTCGACGGCTCCCGTGACACCCTCACCAAGAAGGTGTTCGGCCAGACCCATGCGTTCACCATCGGAGGCCAGCGAATGGAAGCCTTCTCGGCTTCCGGCTCCATTTCCGCTGAGAAGATCGCAGCCTTGGAGGCCGCATACCAGACACAGGCTGCCGTAGCGTTCTCAATGCAGATCGGTGAGGCGGCGGGAGCCACCGATGGTGGTGTCTACACGGGCAATTGCATCATCGGCTCACGTCGGATCGAAGGCAACGCCGAAGGCCAGTGGACTTGGAACATCACCGCCCAGGCGTCCGGCGTTCCCGTCTACACGCCTGCTGCTGCGTCGTGATCCTGAGTGCCTGCCCCTGGAGTTCGTGTTGAAGGTCTGAACCTTCTGGTCCGCAATCTCCGCAAGGTGTCCACCGACTACCCCAAGGAGATGAAGGAGATACACCGGAAGATCGGTGAGCCTATCGCCGTGAAGGCCAGGGGCTTGGCTCGGGTCCGCTCAGGGCGGATGAGGGGGACCATCAAGTCGGCTCCCACCACCCGTGCAGCCCGAGTGTCGGCAGGGCAGCGGACCAAATACACCGGCGTCCAGCATTGGGGGTGGCCCGCCCACAACATCACTCCCAACCCGTTCCTCACCGAAGCTGTCACCGAGCTTCGAGACAAGACGGTGGCCGACTACCAGAAGCTCACCAACGAGTTCGTGGAGAGGGTATGGATAGACAACTTCTAGATATCAATGAGTTGACCTTCCGGTTCGAGCTTGCCGACAGGGTTGTGAACGTGGTGGTCGACTTCGACTTCTCCGATTTCACCAAGTTCGATGTGGAGCGGGTCGGTGTCCTCCTCGACGGCCAGGTCGATGGGGGGGCTGAAACGGCTGCCGCCTTCTTCTTCGTCAAGGCTGCCCGCCAGGTCCCCGAACTGACCGACGACGACTTCGGGCCGTTCGCTACAGCCTTTGTTCCCGTGCTCCAAGGGGACGAGACCGCCATCGAGTTGGTGGGGGTCGACTGATGGCTTCCAACGTTGTCCGTGTCTCGATCCTGGCTGACGCCAAGTCTCTAGAACAACAACTCCGAGGAGCAGGCAAGGAAGCCCAAGCCTTCGGGGATCGTATGGGGTTGATGGGCAAGGCGGTTGTCGCTGCTGTTGCCATCAAAGCCCTCAGTGCTGTCAAAGACTTCGTCAGTGGGTCGGTTGACGCCTACAAAGATCTGACCGAGTCCACCAACGCTGTCGAAAAGACCTTCGGTGACGCAGCCGAAGCCATCCTCGACATCGGTAGGAACTCTGCCGAGAGTTTTGGGTTGTCGAAGGCCGAGTTCAACTCCTTTGCCGTCT